CATTCCGTGTTTCCATACAAGTCGTATGAAGACGCTGGTCCGATGATGCCGCGATACAAGCCTCCTTCGAACTTCTGGGCCTTGTTGATTTTCAATGTGCGCACTGCCTGACGGATGACCGCGCCGGTGAAGACGTCGGTCTGGTGGACGTCAGAGATGTTCGGAGCGGCTGGGTTGCCCACGACTGCTGCGGTAATCTGTGCCGTTGCTCCTGAGGCAAGTTCAGTGCGGATAAGTTGGTCGATGGATTCGCCTGCGTTCTGGCCATGCACGGAAATGTGTTCCTGTAGGCCTTCGTCAATTTGTGTCATTGAGAAGAGTGAGCCCACATACGTCACGTTGCCGTATTCAGCCAAGGTCGCTGACACCTGTGTCGCGGTCATCGCCACTTCAGAAGGGTTTGACGCTTCAGAAAGGGCTGTAGTGATGATCGCGAGCGGTGAGAAGCGAGTCCAACGGATGACCGCGCCTGAGTTCATCGGCAGGTTCTTGACCTGCGCTCCGAAGTCATGGCGAAGTTCTATTTTTGCACGTTCTAGGAATACCTTATCGTAGTAGACCTGTGCTGGGGTTATTAGACCTGTTTGGGTAGCCATTTATAATGCCTCTACGCTTATTTAATTCACGTGAGGGAGTAGTTTGCCAAGCTCTTCAACGGACATGTTACGCATCTGCTCTTCAGTGTACTTCCGTTCGATTTCAGAAAGCGTTGAGGATTGTTCCGTTTGACTGGCTGCTTCCTCGGCACGCTTCTGTTCCTTCTTGGTGTTGAGGGCGATGGCAACTAGAGACGTGTTGTCCTCGAGCACTTTAGCCCCTCCGTTGTTCATGATGAAATTGACATCATCCTTGGAGTAGCCTTGCAGTCGAAGTTCAAGACGCTCGTCTTCGATTTCACTTGGTTTGGTAATAATTTGAGTTTGCTGAGGTTTTTCCTTAGCTTGTTTCAAGCGGGCATTTTGCTGACGGATTATTTCATCCTTCTTGGCAAGCTGTCCTTTGAGAGTTTCGACATCTTCAGTGCCGTCTAGTTCCAATTCAAGGTCTAGTTCTTGTTCAATTTCTGGTTCCATAACAGTGATAGGACATGCTTACTATCAAGCGTTCAATGCAGGGATGTGCTTACCTGCGAGCCGTTGCGTTTGTTGGATGCGCAACTCCCCCACGAGACTAATTGGTCTCTTTGCCTTTCTGCTGGATTGTCTCGCCTTTCTCGTGAGCGGTGATGTAGCTCTTCTGTTCTGCGGGACTGGTTGAACCAGCTTTTGCGTATGCAGGGTGAATCTTGGCTGACTTGGAGGTATTTCTACCATCCCATACTTTTTTAGTCATGATTATTTTCTCTTGTAGGGTATTGGCTCGCCTCTACGTTTTGCTAATTTGTTCTGGAGTGCGCCAATAGCAGCTCCTTTGCCCTCTTTGGCTTCTATCTTCTTGAAGTTCCCAGTCGTTCCTTTTTGACCAAGGGCTTTTACGATTCCTTTTCCTTGTGGTTTAGTCGTTTTCATTTGGTGGAATAGGGTTAGATTCAGAGTTCTTTGTAATAGTTGCTTTGCCTGTCGCTTGGTCGTTCGGTGCGGCACAGGTGTAGCCGTCAGGCAGTATCGGCGAGTTGTCGACCACGAACTTATCATTCTTGGCGTACATGCCTGGGTTCTCGTCGTATGTTGGGTTTGATTCCATGTTACAGGTACTCGTTCAATAGTTCGGGTGAAGCGTCGACGGTCTTGTTCGGGTACTTGTACTTTGCTGAGAGGTTCTCACTGGAAGCCGCAGGACTGTCAGTCAATGAACCGCCTTTCAACGAATCAGGCTGTGACGGTCTGATGAGGTTCGTGGTCTGGCCGTAGAGTTCTGGCTGGTTGATGCCGTTCCCGACTGGCACTTTATTGGTTTGTCCGTTATTTGATGTGATCATTTGAAGCTATTGCTATCTGGTAATTGTCGGCTGATGAGCCTTGAGTCCCGCAGGAAGCCCATCAGTGATTCATAGGCGAGCGTTCGACCCATAATCTCCGCTTTGACATGCTCTGCAGGTTGACTTGTGTCTATGGTACTCATGTCAATGAGGGGAGTAACGTGCGCCATAATCATGTTTTCAATGTGCGACCATTCAGGCTGCATGAAGAATCGTTCTTGGAGTTGCTTGTTGATTTCTTTATCCATGTTATTCTGGGTCGCCATAGCTTTCCGTGTCCGCCTCCTTATGAGGTGTTAACGGAAGCTGCTTGCTTTTGGGGTTGTTGTATATTTTGTCCTCCTCCTGCGGAACTTTGCTGGTTTTGTTGTCCATTTGGTTGTTGTTGTGCTTGTAATTGCTGCGCTCCCGATTGCTGGTCGGCTTGGTCGAACTCCGCCTGGTTGATGCCCATTTGTTCCGCCCATTTGCTAAAGACTAGCTTGACACGCGGGTCGTTCAATGCGCCTGTCTGCTGTGCCTCCACCAGCTCGCTCAACACCGCTTGGTAGTTCTGCGTCATGGTGGCTGGGTCAGCCTGCTCGTTGCCGATGAGGAAGTCGAACTCAAAGTCCGCGTCATCGTAGAAGTTCTTCTTGATTTGCAAAAAGCGTGATTCACCGAGCTTCTGGTATTCCTTGACCTTAATCTGCTTGAGGAACTCCACCTCTTCAGGGGCGACGAAGTGCCCCTTGACAATCTTCTGCTTGATGTAGTCGTTGGCCGCCAAGTCTCCTGCCGCCTGGTCTAGGACCTGCAGTTCCTGTGCCGTGCCGGTGAAGCGCATGATGTGGTCGGGGGTGAGGTCTTTCATCAGTTGCGGTAATACGAGCTCGTTGAAGTATTCCCTGAGGAATATCTGCAGGTTCTCACGCTTGAACGCATACACCGATGAGGATTGTGCAACCGCTATCTGTGTCTGTCCCAAGGTGGTCTGATTGTCCGCCTGCTGGCCTCTGATGGCCTCGTAGGCGAACGATAGGCGGTCGACCTGACCCATGTAGCTCTCCTCCTCGTTCTCGAACGCCGGAAGGTTGCGCTCTTCGAGCGGGATAGGGGTAATGCCGTTAGGCGAGACGATGATGTCGCCGTTCTGCAGGTCGGTCAGGGCGTTTCGCACGATGGTTCGGTCGGGTGTCTGCAACAGGTGCATGGAGGACAGCTCCATTGAGATGCGCTTCTGGTTCTTCAGCTCGTTCATTCTCACTTGTGCGTCAAAGAGCATCTCGGTAACGCCCAATCCCATCCAGCGACCCTTTATCTTGGTGTAGTGGAAGTCCTTGTACGGCCATTTCTTGTACCACTTGGACTTGAAGAGCGTCACGCCCATCTCGCCTGTCGGCTTGCCCTCGGCGTTAAGCGCGAACCTGTCAGCCCCGGCGATGATGAAGACTGACTTGACCAGCTTGTCCCCTGCTGTCGTGCCAGGCTTGGCCTTGGAGTCTATCCACCAAGTAGGGACTTCGCCGTATCTTTTCCATACCTTGATGTAGGGGGTGGTCTGTATCTGGTTCAGGTTGCCGTACTGGTCTTCGAAGCTTTCCATCGAGGAAGTGTTGGCAAAGCGGTCAATCGCCGTCTCCACGTTGTCCCAACCGCTGTCCCGCAACTCCGTCTCGGTCATGTAGTGAATGGTGGTGATGAAGCGAGAGTCTTGGATGTTCTCGACCGTGGGATCGTTGATGAGCTTGCGCAAGTCTACCAGTTCCGCCCCGTCCTTGGTCTTTTCCAGCACGACTGACCCGTAGCGTGGCGCTTCCTCGGCTATCTGATTAAGAATACGAGCCATCTTATTGTCCTTGAGCCACAGCTTAAGCTCTTTTTCCAGCAAATAAGTGGAGAAGTACGACTTGGGGTTGGTCGGCCACAGCCTGATGTTCTTGGTGTCCACGTTCAGCATGCGCATGGCCACCTCACAAGGCGGAATGACGATGTTAAAGAACAGCTTGTCTCGCCCCATGTACTGATTGGTGTCCTCGTACTTCGAGTTCAGGTACAAGTGGGCACGCTTCAGCGTGTAGTACTGGTTGTATTGGTAGCCAGGCACGACTTGGATGTAGTTCGAGTAGAAGTTGTTCTGCTCCAGGCGTACCTGAGCATAGATGGAGTTGGTTAACATTGCACCTATTACAACACATCGCATAAATGTATAGTGTCAGATGGTCAGTATGGTATTAAAAGCTTTTGTTTATATGATTATCTTGGTCTTTTGTGTCGCACTTGCGTTCTTCAGGAGTTCCTTGAGCAATCGCTCCTCGTATTCCTTGAAGTAGTATGAGTTGACCGCTTGCGTGCCTTTTTCAATTAACGGTTTGGCCATTGAGTACACTTCGGTGCGCCACTTCCACCGCCTGAACATGTCCTTTGACGCGAACCTGCCCGTCTTCATGAAGAACAATCCCCGCAAGTCCTCCTCGGGGTATTCCATGAGCTTGTACTTGCCCCACATGTCGCGCCACACTCCCTTGGGCACTTTGTACTGCTTGGAGAACCTGATGTCAGGGTCTACGGTGAACAACTCTGACTTTTGTATGTAAATTAACAAAATGTAACTCTTTTATTTGAATGCATTAGGCTTCTCTGCCCTGTTACGGTAAATGGAGCTTTCGGTGTACAGGTCAGGCTTTAACCGCTTGGCTTCCCACACGGCTAAGGCGAGGGACATCACCCTATCGTCATGCAATCCTTCAGGCACGGTGACTTTAATCTTGCCCGTGTCTCCGAGTTCAAACCTGAATGACTCTAACTCGCTAATCAATCCTTCATCGTCTGGTATCTTAATCTTATCCTGCTCCAATAAAATGGCTAAGTTATCCAACAGGTTCTTGCGTGATGTTTCGGTGAACTTGAACCCTTTGCCCTCGTTTGATATTCGCAGTCCCCTGTTCTTTAGGTCTTCCACAATCGGGTCGCCCAACCCTGTTGAGTCAGGCACAATCAATGCGTTGTCAAATCTGCGTGCCATTGCCTCGATGCGGGCTTTCTGCAAGTTCCAGTCAACCTGATTAAATCGTTCCTGCGGGTAGGCAAGAAAGGTATTCAGGTTAAATGGCGTTAACACTGTCCAGTCATTGTACTTGGCCAAGTCTACCCCTAGTTGGAAATCACCCTGTTCAACCAGTTCCATGTCAGGATAGGTATTCTGCCTGATGCGTCTGAAGAACTGTCCTGCGCCCTCTAGGAAACTACAGCGGTACTCCTGGTCAAACAATGCCTGGGGGGTATTGCGTCTAATCTCGTTCAATTCCTCTTCGGTGAACACATTGGTGTCTTCCACGCTCTTGATTGATATAAACCACTCTTTCGGGTTTTCCTTGGCCATCTCCACCAGTTTCCAGCTGTGGTTCTTTCCTTTCGGTGTGAAGATGAACGTCGCTGTGCCTTTGTTCTCACGGAGGATGGGCTGTATGACGGCAGTCCACATCTGTTCCGGCTCTTCGGAGTACTCATCAAACACCACGTCTATCGGATTGATGCCTCGATGCTTGTCTATGTCCTCACAGCCTGCGAATCGCTGTATCGAACCATTCTTGTAGTAGATCGCCAGCTCGCTTTCATTTATCTTGTCCACTATCTCCTTTGGTACATGGTTCTTAACTAGACTATCAAAGCAGACGGCTTTCGCCTGACGATAGGTAGGGAGGAAGTAGTAGTAAATGCCTTTCTTTAGCTGTGTGCGCTGTATCTGCTGGTTAATGGCGGTCATGGACTTGCCACAACGTCTATGCCATACCGCTATCTTGAACCGCTGTGGGGCAGACAGGAAATCAACTTGGTAGTCCTTCGGTCGGTATTGATGGGGTATCGTTATTGTTATCATATTTTACAATGTTCAGTGTTATTGGCTGACCTCCTGAGGTGGTGTCGTTCTGTGGATTTCCTTCCGCCATCTTAAATAATTCAATCTTCGGTATGCCATTAAAGAACTCCTCCTTCTCATCGTCTGTCATGGTTATGAACTTGTTTCGCGCATATTCCTTCAATGATTGACCAGGTGGACGACCGTGTGGATTGCCACTCTGTCCCTTGCGATATACGTGCGGTTGCAGCTGTATCGGGACTTTGCTGTTTGTTTGCTGTTCTACGTTGTCTTCGTCTTCCATGTGTCTAATTATAAAATAGTTTCCTGATACTGTCCATATGTCCTTCCATGTATCAGCCCACCATGGTCGGACGATGGACGCTATTTGAATACCTTCTTGCTCTTCACGGTGCTGGTGCCTTGGTACACCCGTCCCCCGCTTGCAATCGGCGTGTATCGCTCGGTGGTGGTCTTGAGCTTCTTGACCGTCCCTCCGAACATCCTGTTCTTGACGGTGGCAGTCTGCGTCACCACCCTGTTGCCGTAGTCCCTTGTCGATGTCGCTGTTGATTTCATATGATAAGTGTACTACTTTTCCTTGGTCCCATCAAGCATGTCCAGCAGCTGTCCCGTCACGATTGCCAACCACGTGTCGGACGCGTTGAGTGTGTCCTTGATAAACACCACCTCTTCCGCCTTCAGCTCCACCTCCTTGTCGGTGGCGAACTTCTTGCCCAATGCCCAGCCCAATGTAGGGTTGCTCACCTTACCTCCCAATACCTGACTGATAGCGTATCCCACCGTCAGGTCATCGGTTCCCTGCTTCAGCGGCTCGCCCTTGAAGCTCCTCAGAACCTGTCCCGTCTTTATTGTTATCATGTTTGAATTATACATTAAATTCTTCTAATTGTCCTGTGGATAAACCCCCCTCTCCGTGAAGGAGGAGAGGATGTCCTCGAGTATGACTGATTCTACGGTGCCATTCCATTCGTGGTAGGTGTGTATACCGTTTGTGCACAACTCGTTTCCATTTTTAACGATGCATTTTTCTTCCATAACTTGTTACTCGTCTACTGATAATTCGATGTCATTTTCCACTTCGTTTCCCCAGCTATCCCACCCTTCAACTTTTTGGCGAGCAAATAGTTCTATTTTTTGTGTATCTGTTCCATATAAC